GTATCTACCTGAGAAGGCTATCAAAGCCCTTACAAGTGCTGAATACGCATCGACTACTAGAGCCAAGCGAGAGGGTACAAAGCAAGGTAAACAGTTTGTAAAACAACCGAAGAAGATTGCAGCAAAGATTGCGAGGTTTAGATGAAAACTCCAGCGTATGCTAGAAAAGAAGGGCAGAACCCAAAAGGTGGTTTGAACGCTAAAGGTAGGGCATCAGCTAAGGCAGAAGGCATGAACCTAAAGCCACCTGTGAAGACTGGTGATAATCCGCGGAGGGCTTCATTCTTGGCTAGGATGGGTGGTAATGATGGCCCAGAATACAAAGATGGTAAACCTACAAGACTATTGTTATCTTTAAATGCTTGGGGTGCAAGTTCTAAGGCTGATGCAAAAGAAAAGGCTAGAAATATCACAGCTCGCAATAAAGCTAAAAAATAATGCATTATGGCAAATCCTATTGCAGAAGGTGCTAAGTCTCTCAGCGAAGGATTAAATCAAGCTAGAGAAGCAGGTAAAAGTCTTACCAAGAGTATTCAAGACATACAACACGATGGGGTAGAGGTAGCACAAGAGCAATTAGCAGAACATCGTAGGAAGAAGGCATATCAAGAGGCTACTGAGAACTCAATAATATATCGGGCAATTGAGGAGTACGAAAGTCAAAGCGCAGTTATTAAGGCTGAAAATGATGCAGAAAAGACTTTTAAGTCAAAGTATGGTGACAAAGAATGGAATAAAGTATTAGAGTTAAAGTCAATTGTAGAAAAAGAACATTTAGAAAATCAGAAGTATTACGGACATAAGTTAGATGATGTGCGTAAGGCTCAGTTTTGGTGTTTCTTTGCAGCAGCAATATGTACTTATTTGTTGTGGAAGTTTGGGTATATATGACATGGCTAACGATTTTATTAATACTTTATCTCATCGAACTAGTTTTATTAGGAATAGCATTTGTACTGTGGTGGGAGATACGAGAACTTGAGAAGAAACCTAGATATAAGGTAATCAGGGAACGAATTGAACGAACCAAAAAGGATATAGTGCGTGGATGATCAATGGTTTAAAATTTGGGTAATCTTTGCATTTTTCTGCGTAATGGCATTACTAATTCTAAAGTGAGGATATATGTTTGGAATAGACGATATTGTCTCTGTAGGTATGAAGGTATTAGATCGAGTAATCCCAGATCCAGAGCAGAAGGCTAAAGCACAGTTAGACTTACAAACCCTAGCTCAACAAGGCGAACTGGCTCATATACAGGCAGATTTAGACAGATTTAAGGCAGAAGTAGAGGATAGGGATTCAGCTCGTAAGGCTCATGCAGAAGTTGCTACTAGTGCCAATTCAACAAAGCTAGACAAGGCTGTAGTACCTGTTTTAGCTCTAGGTGTAGTAGGACTAGCATTTATGTTAATCGCAGTCTTAATGTTCGTAGATACACCTGATAATCAACAACAACTAGTTATCTTTGCACTAGGATTTGTAACAAGTGCTGCCGGTCAAGTTCTATCATTTTATTTTGGATCAAGCCAAGGAAGTAAAGATAAGACTAAGGAAATGGAAGGGATGGTTAGAAAATGATTTCAAACTGGGATAAGTCATTTGATATGGTAATAGCGCATGAAGGTGGATTTACTAACGATGAGAGAGATCCTGGCAATAAGTTACCTGATGGTCGCAAAGGTTCTACCATGTGGGGTTGTACTCAAGCAAATTGGGAAAAGTTCATAGGACATCAAGTTACTCAGGATGACATGAAGGCATTGAAGAAGGAAGATGTTAAACCTCTATACAAGCGAGATTATTGGGATGCAGTAAAAGGCGATGACTTACCTACTGGGGTGGATTACGCTGTGTTCGATTTCGCAATTAATGCAGGTGGCTCGGCAGCTCGAAAAATGATCCAAAAAGCTCTAGGTGTAACTGCTGATGGTGCTATTGGCCCAGCAACTATGAAAGCGATTCAAGAGGCTGATGGCAAAGAATTACTAGAGAAGTTTAGTCATAGCAAAGAAGCCTTTTACAAGTCTCTACCGACATTTCAAACATACGGAAAGGGATGGATGAGGCGAGTCGCTGATGTTCAAGCATCTGCCTCAAGCATGATTGGATAACTACCAGAAGATATTTTTAAATAACATCCACCAAGAAATCTCTTTTTTAAGGAGTGCTTCTTGGAGATTAAGCATATCTCGATCATTCTCAAAATATCCTCTAGGTTGATAATTAATACCTATTTGTAGACCTGTTTTAGTTGTATATGGAGTCATGGCTTTTTCACCAATCTATACATTTTAAACTTCCTACTTTCATGCCATTTGTCCTCGATAACATAACCCTTAGATCGAAGTTCACCTACACGAGTAGATAACTTCATAGTTCCACATCTATGTAGTGCATCAAGAGGGCTAATCCATTTATGTAAGGCTTCAACAATTAATTCGTATTGGCTCATCATTTTCTCCTAGAAGGGTAGGTCATCTGGAATGTCTGCTAACTTATCAAACTTTTTTACTTCTTCATTTACTTCTCTTTTGGCTGTTAGAAGTTGCATATTCTGAGCAACAATCTTTGTTGAATACTTTTCTACTCCAGCTTTATCAGTATATTTGTCTGTTTTTAGTCTACCCTCAACATATATAGGATCACCTTTTTTTACATATTTAGCAACAATTTCAGCTAATTTATCAAAGAAAACAACATTGACATATTCAACAGAATCTTGCATTACACCTTGGCTATTTTTGTATTTCGAATTACAAGCTATAGCAATATTAACTAATGTTATGCCATTGATTTGCTTTAATTCAACATCTCGAACTACAGTTCCTATTCCAATCCATTTATTAACGCTCATCATTCACCTTTCATTAGACTTGCTTCTACTTCCACTTCATTCAAGAACTTCAAAACTTCTTCTTCCATCTTCTTAATAAATTCTTCTTCTCTTAATACTTCTTCAATGTACAACTGTGATCTAGGAGGCATTCTTGGATCAAATGATACGAACCAGACAGACTTAGCACCTGTACATGACATCTGGGCTTGGATTTGGGTATAGTATTTTGATGGGCAACCATCTTTGAAATATGACCAATGGACTGCTGATTGATACGGACATTTCAACTCTAGTAAAGAATCACCAATAACCCCATCAGGACTGCAACCGAAGTCTTTAATCGTAGGATGGTCTACAAATGCTACTTGATCGACAAACACATTATGAGCCACCTCAAACGCTGTTCTAGCAGTCTGTTCATTGTCCTTACCATGTTGCATTGCATCGTTCATAAAAGAAGGCTCTATAACACCTGTAACCCTTTGTAAGGCTAATTCTATTAAGTAATTACCACGACTAGCTGATACACCAGTCTTAGTCTTAGCTAATACATCGGCTACACGACTAGCGGTCACCTTGCCTAAACGACAAATTTTGAACCATTCTTCCGATCCTTGAATAATATTTTCATACATATTAAGCTACTTTCTTTTTAAGTTCGTCTACAAGTTCATTTAAATCAGGAGTAACACGATTAATATTTTTAATATATAAGTAACTAGAGCATAGACAACGGCCTCTAGTCTCATACATACTGCCAGTAATAATATCCATGAACCTTGGATGATCTTCATGTCTAGTAAGGATAAAATACCGATTGCCGATATTTGTTTCACCAAGGTACAGTTTCTTACCAGTTAGCCAAGACTTCATTAAAGTTCTTTTAGGCTGATGTAATGGATAACATTGTGATGATGCTGCGTATGCTTCAATCATCTGTCACTCGCTTTCTTTATTATTTCTATTAATTCATTATTAATGTCATGCATTATTGCTTTTTTTGCTTTTAAAATTAACTTATATTTAGTCCATTCGTCATCTTCTATTTCTTTTTTTAACATTTCTATTTCAGCCTGTTGTTTGCGTAGCATAGTGGTGGCTTGTTTAGCAGTTTCATAATCACCAAAAGGTGCGCCATTTTCTATCCAATCAGCTAGTTCATTTGCAGTCATCTGTCACTTCTCTCTTGTTTGGCAGCTAAACACATCTCAGCAAACTTCTTAGGTACATCTGGATGCCAACCACCGATTAAGTTACTACAGTTAAATTTAAATACTTCTTCTTTTCGACTGAGTTCTGTCATATAAATAATAAAACCACAAAATACAATCCACATTAGTAGTACAAATAAGAAACTTTTACTCATAAAATATCTTCCTTTTTATATTTTCGTTTGATAATTCGTGTTAATTTAAGTAATGCTTTGCGTTCAATTACCTCAACTTGCCGTCTAGGAAGTTCCAAAATGTAGGCAACTTCTTCCAAAGTAAAGTAATTATTAGTTCGTGGTTCTCTCGAATTTTTCATCTA